ATCCTAAGATTCCTCGGTCTACTGGGCCGATACAGTTGTTTTAATCTTACACCAGATTACTCTGATTGCGCAACAGATGCTTGATATGCAGCAATTACGTCAGCCGTGTGCGTTGCAGCACAGATTGCTTGCACGCGAGCATCTTCATTAACGTAGGCACTGCCTGGGTTGATGACATGGTTGTTTACAGTAGCGCTGATTTGCTTACCATTTTCCATGATGGCAATCTTTGTGCTTACCTGAACGCTGCCGTTTTCAACCACTTCGATGCGGTCAACAGTTTCAATTTTTTCTAACATGATGCTTTCCTTTCTTGCTTAAAATTTGCTTAAGCGTTGGTTTAACAATCGATTGAGCCAGAGAATTCTGGCAGTGTTTTGATGTACGCATATGCTTGAGCCAATGCGTTTACACCATTCAAATCATAAGCAAATTCATATCCTTGACGAGATAAGACTTGCGCCTTTGATGAGTCCTCAAAGATTGTCAGCAGGGCTTGACCTTTTTCTTTGTTTACAGAAACGCTGGTGACTTGCCCATAGCAGCCGTCATAAACGTAGTCTTTGGAAAGAATAAAGGCCGCACTTTTTGCAAACTCTGGCAAATGCTTACCAGATGTTACTTCAAGGGTGCTATTAACTGGTTTGGTGTATTTGGTTTTGATGGCCATAAAATTCTCCTAATTAAACAACGTCGCACTCAATGTAGTCTGTTTCAATAACAGACCCGTGCATGTAATCAAACGACCATTGAAACAAAGATGCAATGTCAAAAAGTGGAGTAATACCAGTAAATACAGCTTCAATGTACAAGTCATTTGCAGTTGCCCCTGCTTTTTGCTGAATGGTCAATGTTGCGCCATTTGGAACCGAACTGTTTGTTCCAAGTGTAATAACAGAACCCATTGTTGCAAAGCCAGCGCATCTAACAAAAACTAAGTATTCACGAGCGAAAGATTGCTCAGTTCCACCACTATCAAGTCCATAGTAATGAAGCGTCAGTTTGCCAGTCATGGCTTTTAAGTTTGTTGTTGAGCCAACAGCACTGGGTTTTCTAAATCTTAAAATGTCACGACTGAGCGAGACTGGCGCAGCAACCCACTTTGAAGTGATTGTTTTTTTCTGCTTTGTGTAGGCCGTATATACCGTGTTAACACTTGTGCTTCCAAGTTGAGGTGCGGCAATTCCACCAACATCAAATTGACCACTCCAATTCATTCCGCTTGAAAACATTTTTGCAGGGCCGTTAGAGTTCACCACCCCCCAATTGTTGTTTCCAAATTGGATAATGCCGTCACTTACAAACTGGTATGGGAAAAATCCAGCTTGACCAAGACGAGCTGCGCCAGTGAAGTGGCAACCATCAAACAAGATGCTGTTGCAAGAACGTGTCTCACCTACGAGAATTTCATTCGTAGCCTCAAAGTAGCAACCTATAAAATTCAGGTTGCGTGTATCGTCCACATCAATGGTTGTACGATTTGCAATACCGCCACCTTCAAAGCGGCAACCAATAAAATCATTGACTTCACTTGTTCGGAAATAAACACACGCCCTTGTGTTGTTCAAAAATCCGCAATTCACAAACGTGTTTGCATTGGAGGTGAAAGCAGGAGCATACAACCCGTATTGAGCATTGGCAAACGTGCAATTTGTCCAAGTGCTTGTCTGTAAAAGTTGATTAACGGAAACATTGAAATCGGTATGCAAGTCCATTCCAACGTTTGTGAAAACGCAACCCGCAGTCTCACTTGAAACATTGATGCTAATACCCCTTGCGCCGCCACGCAGGGTCAGATTTTCAATGGTAACAAAAACAAATGCGGCAGGGTCTTTGTTGACGATCTGCCCATTTTCCGTCATCGCAACGTTTTGATTGTTGATGATCGTGCCAGTTTGAGACTGGCCAAGAATTGCGGCAAAACTAGGAACTTGTAAAGAGGTTGTGATGACGTAATAGCCGTTTGGAATATAAACGGCTTCACGCCGAAAAGGTATTCTGTCAGCGTAATCAATTGCTGCTTGAATAGCTGCCCAATCAAGCGTCTGAGCAAGACTTACAACATGTGGGAAAATTGTTTGCCATTGAGCAAGTGTCCACCCTGTGGTGTTCTGTCCTTCAAACGTTGTAACAGTACTTAATGGGCGAGATACGTTGTCACCAACCGCACCAAAGTCTTTGACGTTGATTGGCGCCCCAGTAATCATTGAATAGGAGGCTTTTGTCAGCGCCATAATTACCCCAATTTTCTAATGTTTGTAGATACAACGAGTGCAGCCGCATTATTACTTTGGATAATTACGTTGCTACCACTAACATAAACCGCAACTGAACCTGGAGTTCCAGCAATTGTTGAAAATCTAAGCGTGCTTGACTGAGAAACTATTGTTGTTGCCCCGCTTCCAACTAAAATTAAACCGCAACCACCAAAAGCAAGTTCTGCAATCTCAATAAAACCGTTAATAAGACCTGTAATTGTTAAAGTATCACCATTATTCATTGACGTTTGGTGCGATGAAAAATCAGCAGTAATAGCGTTTGCTGTTCCTGTTTGCACTAATGCGCCAGAAAAAGTTTGATTTCCGGTAAAAGTTTGCGCAGCGTCAATACGAGCAGCCGAAAAATTAGCGTCTGGAACAGTCATTACACGAGTGGCCGCTGCCGCAGGGCCAGTTACTTGCAAAATGCCAGTTGTTGCATTTGCTCGAACATTGCGAACAGTTAAATCATTTGACGCAACTTTTACAGTCGCACCTGATTGAACAATTGGCAGTACTTCAGTGCCAGCTAAAGGTAAAGCGGCTGCGGTTAGCGCGGAGATTTTTTTATCGGCCATGATTGTTCCTTGTTTAGCTATAGTTGACTTCTATTAAAGAAGTTGTTGGTGGAGCTTCAGAAAACGTCAATGTTGTTCCTGAAAAAGAGTACGTGTTTTTGTTTTGGTATACACCATTTATGTAAACAAAAGTTGCGTCTTCATTTATTGGTGCAGAAGACATTGTGAAATTGACTGTTGAGCCATCGCCAGTAAAATTTTGTATTTGAAAAACTGTTGCGCCAATACCAAATATATTGTCGTAAGTTGCAATCAATACATCATTTGAATCTTTTAAAACAAATTTATACGCTGAAGATGTAATCCATATTTCACCGCCATCGGGCACTCGGCCAGCGGCATCAAAAACAATTGGATTTGTACGGGCAACATTTCCAGCATTGGTTGTGTACGAAACTTGAGGCGTTGTTGTGCCAGCCGCATAGGTAAACAGTTTACCGCCAGTCAAAACAGCGCCAGTATTGGTAAAGAACTGGGCCGCAACACCACCTACCGGAGATAAGAATACTGCCATGTTAAGGCTCCAAAAGAATCAAACCACCGTCCTCTTGGACAAGATTGTCGCTAGACTCGGTGAGAAGGTTGCCCACTGAAGCGCCGCTGTCGCGTGTGCCTGTAAATAGCGTGGCAATACCCCCAAGGCCAAGGCCCAGAGCATTGCGAAGGGCAACACCAAAGCTCATTGCTTGTTAATCGGTTTGCAGTACACCACGCCGTCATCTGAGATGCGGATGGCACTTACTCGGAAAGGAGCGCCGTTGCCCATACCCACATAAAACGGGATTGGTGTGAATGCAGGGATCGGGGTGCTGGCAGTTGTGGCCACAGCAGCAGGGCCAACTTCCACATAGCAAGGAGTTGTAGACCAGATTACCACGCCTTCGGGGCCTGGGTTCCAGTCAGTTGTGTTGCCAGCAGAGGCAGTGTACGCAACAGTGCGACCTGGGAAGTCGGCTTGTGATAGAGGGTTGAGAAGTTCCATGATGATCCTTACGCCAAGAATTTCAATTTGTACAAAGTCCGGAGATATATCTCAACGATATTATCTATCAATTGTTGCAAAGATGAGTCTGATTTATCACACACATCGTATCTTGCGGCTTCAATTTCAGCAAGTGAATCTTGCAAAAACTCAATAATGTTAGCTGTCTTCTTGGCCGAATGCAGGGTGATAGGGCCAATCAGACCGTACCGGCCTTGGTAGGCTTCAGCAAAGTCGTCAGCCGCGCCAATGATGCGGTTGTAGAAGATGTTGAGCGCTTCATGCTTGCTAAAACTGCGGGTGTTTAAATGCACGGAATGTGCAACATCCCGCGCCAAAAACAGCAAGCCTAGAAATTCATTTGCTTTCATTGTGGCATTCCTTGTGGGGGCATCATTTGTTCTGGTGGCATCATTTCTTGTTGCGGAGGCAGCATCTCAGGCATCTGGTTCATCATGCTTTGCGACTCCATGGCCGCAGCAACCACGCCCATGGCGATGTCTTGGATCTGCTCTTCGGTCATACCGGCCTGCACCGCAGCAATACGCTTGGTTTCGGCATCGTATGCCTTAATCTGAGCCTCAAAGTCCTTGCGCTCCAAGTCCTGCATCTCAATTGATTTGCCGACATTTTGGATCATCTGGTACATCTGCTCCATCTCAGCGCCCATGGCCTGAATCTGTTGCTGCGCTGCCTGCAATGCTGGGTCTTCGTCACCATCTTCCAAGAACTTAGGATCAATGGTCTTAGCAAAACGCTTAGACATCTCCTGTGCGCCAGGCCAGTCCATGTTCTTGACAAACAAGTCACCAGCCACAGACCACAGTTGGGGATTACCCTGTAACAGTTGAGCCATGGCCTCCAATGCCTCTTGGCGCTTGGTTGCATAGCCTGGGCCAGTGGTGGCCACCACATCGTACTTGCCAACACCAGGGTTGTAGATTTTCTCGATCACAATACCCTGCTCGTTGACAATCTTGTTGACGGGTTGAGGCTGGTCAGGGTTGATCTTGACCATCTTAGTTTCACCGTCTTCACCAATGATGCGAGCAATGCGCTGAGTGTCGTAAATCTTGGGGATCAAGTCCACCAACTGACGGGCCACATGGCGCACGGCACGGGTCAGGTTATCCCCATAGTGGAAAGTACCTACATCACCCTCGCGCTGGCGAGCCAGAATGGCTTTACCAGAGCGCTCGTTGGAACCCATGCCCAAACTGGCGTTATATTGGCCGGTTGTAGACTTAATGTCCTCAGATGCGCCTGCCTTGGCCTGCAATAGCCCGCTGGAGGCCATTGGCGGTTGGGCACGCTGGGGTAGCGGCAAGACTGCGCCTTGGCCGTCTGTAACGTCTGGATTGACCTCCAGATAGGGCCAGTTGTTTGTGTTGGCTGTCTTCCACTTGTCCTCGTAACCCTCGAACTGGCCACCATAGCCAATGAACGGAGCCTTGGGGGCCAAAGCCAGCATCTCGGCTTCTTGGCTGACCCAATAGTTGTACATGCGCTGGGCATCTTTGGCGTTTCTGACAAGGCCAGAAATGTAGATACGGCCATCAACTTCAAATTCGTTGCCGATCACACGGATCACGGGGATCCATTTGCCAGCCCACTCTTTTTGTTCAAGGATTTCGTAACCGTTGATCTTGCAGTACATCACCCGTGGGCGCTCAGATATGCGGTTTTTGATTGGCTTGCCAAACATGTCCTTGAGCATCTTGTCTTCAGGCGTGCCTTCAAAGGCAGACTGGTTGCCAGGGTACAAGTTCAGCTTGGTTTTGTCGTAGTCAATGTAGTAATAACTAGCGATACGCACTGTGTCTTCGTTAAGCCAGTTGCTGATTGACTGGTCACCCACACCAAGGGACTGCAATGTAGAGATAGGCGCAGCATCGGGATACTGGCGCTCATATTCTGCTTTGGTCAGGTCTTCGGTAATGAAGCAATACTTGGCATCCGCGCCAGTTGGGTCTTGGATCAGCGGATCCATGTAGACACTGAACGAATTGCGAATGCGGCCAATCTTGATGTCCTGATCGAATGTGTTTTCGTCACAGTACTCGGTCATCAGAGTGATGTAGCCTTCGCCATAGGAAACCTGATTCTCGCAGGCCGTGTCGTATGCCACGTCAGCGTCAGAAATGTACTCAATGTGGCGAATCATGCCGTTGAAAATCTCGGCCACTTCCACGTCAGCGTTGTCATCGACTGGGATGACCTTAGCGCCTGGGCGGTTCTGACGCATGTCATTCGTCACTTGACGAACGTGCTGCGGCAGTTTGTTGATCGTTAATGTCGGGCGTGCGTTGATCGTCTGACCCTGCACCGCACCGCGAGTGGCCAATACGTCAGCAGGCCACTGCCAGTGGTTGTCGGGTGAGCCTGCATAAAAGCGCAGATCGTCAATTTCGTCTTCGCGTGATTCTGCTAGTGCAGCGACTGCCATGTCCAACCGAGCGCGGGCGGTTGTCAGAATGTCTGAGTCAGACTTTGGTGGTTTGCCGCCAGCGGCTACATTAGCCGCCGCGACCATTCCGGTTGGATCAGCCATTATTTTTTC